ACTCGGATATGTCCAGTTTCGTCAAACCAGAAATTGTGTCTGGGGCGGTCAGGCGACAGCGGTTCGAGTTTAAAATAGGGATTGGAGAAAACATATTCCGTTGGCTCTTCGTGGTCAGAATTTTCCCATTGACTGATTTCTTCCCAAAGTTCCAAATCATCTGCATCAAACACCGAAAGCAAATCATCAAGTAACTGTGGGTCAAGAGCATATTTTTCTTCCAGCTGCCTGATGACATCATCCACATCAATGCGGACGGAATCGCCGCTGCGTTGTGCGGCTGCAAATTCCGCATCATTCATATTTGCCCACCGCTGCAATTCAGCCCGTGAAGTATCATCAAGCAATATGATTGAACTTACAGGTTTACCATTGGGCAGCGTATCTCCAAGAAGTATTTTTGCAAGTTTCCTTATGAGGTTGCTATCCTCTTTCCAGTTGAGTTCCATTTTTGAAATCCTCCTTAATGGTCGATCTGGTGCTGTTTCCTGCGGCTCTGTTCGGGATTTTCCTGCGCACGAACAACCTGTTCTACCTTGTATTTGATCTGCCAGAGTTTTTTCACCTCCGCATAAATGGGCGAAAGTTCCGCTTGCCCCGTCTTGTATTCCTGTTCCAGACGGTCATGCTCCTTGCGCCATGCAGTGACCGGCAATTTCCCATCCTTAAAATGCGGCTTTAATTTGCGCTCTGCCATGTGATACAGGCGGAGTGCATTTTCATTTTCAGACATGAATTGCTCACGCCTACCTTTCCACTTGATGGCTGCCAGCTTGTCAGCAACAGGTTTTCCGTCAGCGTAAAACTGTACCATGCGGAGAAGCTCATCTAACTCCTTCCTGCGGTCAGATTTGCCAGACAAGGTACTTTTCAAAGTGTCAATGCGGTCACTCAACGCAGATACACGCTCCTGCAACTGTTCCGGCGTTGTCAAATTGTTCTGCATGAGATAATTACAAATCTCATTGAATTCTTTGAGATTTCCGATTTTCGCTTTCCGGCTCCATGCCCCTGTGCTGCGGTTGGTGTAATACTCGCTGAGCAGCTGCGCCAGATTGGGGGCTTGCGATTTGTTCAATTCCTCATGCGCTTCTTTCAGCCAGTCAAGCAGCGCCGTAATTTTCTTTTTCAGTTTGCCGATCAACGCATTGGTCGCCTTGACCCAGCGGTTGAAATCGCCCTTATCAGTACGAATACCTCTGGCCTCCATCTGGCGGATCGCCGGTCCCTCATGGACAGTAGGCAGCTGCTCCACGCCCTGACGCTCGTAGCTGCGGTGGTCGATGCGGCAATTCAGCCCTTTTTCGGCAAATCGAGCATTGCACATTGCCGCCCACTGTTCCCGCCAATGTTCCAGCGTTTTCGGTTTACCCCAGTCCGTGGTGGGGACAGCGTTGAACACATAATTTCCTGCTTCATCCCGGATGCGCTCCCCGTTTTCATCCAAGAGATATTCCCGCCGCTGCTTGTTGCCCCATTTCCCATCCGTCAGCAGGGGACGGATAGGACACATGACATGAAAATGCGGGTTGGTAATGCCGCCATCTCCCTTGTCGGGGGCGTGAACGGAGAAATCCACCACCATACCCCGGCTCACAAACTGCTCCAATAAAAATTGCCTTGCAAGACTGATGTTCTCCTGCATGGAAAACTCGTTCTGCAAGGCAATGTCAAAACTGTATGCAAGCTGGGCTTTCTTGCCCCGTTCTGCCTTTTCCACCTCGTTCCACAGGGTCTGCCGGTCTGCGAAGGAAGGTGGAGCGTGGGGCGGCAGCAGGATTTCAGAACAGAGGACACCGCCTTTCTGGGTGTAGTCGCTGTCCTCTCCGTAATACTCGCTGTGCAGCTTTTCCCCGGATCGGTAAGCAGCGGACGCAACAGCGGATTGCCCTGCACTGCGTTTTATCTGGGTAACATGGAAGTGAAATAGTGCGATACTTATCCCTTTCCTTTCTGGCTTTCTTGATTGTGTGTATTGACTGCCTCCATCAACAAAGCCCTGACTTCCGGCAAGGTAAAAACCTTTTCCGTAAAAGCGTAGAACTCCGTTTCGCTCAAAGCCTTTACCAGCGGTGCAATGCTCTCCACGGCAGCCCCTCTGGTAATGAGGCGGTGCGCCCGTTTCTTCCTGTCTCCCTTCTCATAATAGGATTTTCGGTTTTCCAGCCGCTGGAGCCTGCTGCGCTCCTGCGCCAGCTTCTTTTCTGCGTCTGCGATCTCCTGTTTCAGTTTTTCGGTTGTTGGCATCGTAGATTCCTCCTTTATTTGCAGATAAAAAATACCGCCTGTCTTTCGGACAAGCGGTAAAATTTGCGTGTTGAGTTTTAGGCTTTGGATGGGAAACTGTCTGTGCAAACAGATTGTTTCCCATCCAAAGCGGGCAGGGATAGCCGCATAAGCGGTGCAAGGGGTGCAGCCCCTTGTACGGAACGCAGTGACGCAAAACAGCCCGGACTTCCATCGTCCGGGCTGTTTGCCTCGCAGAACGCACGCATACAGGGTTTACCCTGTATAGAAGTGCGCCCTTAGTCCCTAAGGGCTTTTCGAGATTCCTAATAATCATTGCTTTTTCGAATTTCATCGCATAATCGGGATAGTCGTTCTTCGGCTGTACGCTTTTTCAATTCACATTCCCAGACTACAATCACCTTCCAACCGTCAGCCTCCAGTTTTTGTTGATTTTCTGCATCCCGCTGGATGTTTCGTTCAATTTTGGGCTTCCAGTATTCTTGATTGGAACGAGGAAGTCTGGAGCGGGAGCAACCATGCATATGCCAGAAGCATCCGTTGACAAAAATGATAGTGTGGTATTTTGGCAGGACAATATCGGGCTTTCCCGGATAGCGTTTGTCATTTTTGCGGTAACGGAAACCGTGGCTGAATAGATATTTCCTTACGATTTCCTCCGGCTTGGTGTTGGTGCTGCGGATTCGAGACATATTTTCGCTGCGTTCAGCGGGAGTTTTGGTATCAGCCATTGGAAATCACCTCCATCTATACTCAGATGGTTTCCCCAGTGTAATATGCACAGTCACCAGGCAATTTGATATTAGGAATCCAAAGTTGTGTTCCGTCCCACCCCTTGGCCTTATTGCCTGTAATTTTGTACATGGTAAGTACCAGATCATCGGGATAGGTATCGCCCAGATTGCGGTCGGTGGGAGAAAGCAAAGTGCCGGTTCCCTTACCAATATCTCTATTTCTGCGGACGATCAGCTTTCCTTGAGCTGTCGGGTCGGTAGCCAACAGCGTGTTGACAAAACCAATAAAGGCTTTTGCATTCCAATCGTCTGCTGTTTCAGAATCAAGCTGCTCCATGACCTTTTTAATTAGTTTCAAACTAACAGTATACAAGTCATCCCCAAACGACTGAAGCAACATATCAATGGATGCAACATCCTTATTCACAGGATAAAACGGGAAATAGTTGACTCCACCTGAATAGATTCCAACAGCTTTTTTGTCCAGCACATTTTTTCTGGTGGGCTTCAGGCCAGTAGGATAGAAAATCTTAATGTCACATCCGTTGCTGGAGTTTTCAATCTGCTTGATGATACTGTTGTTGGTTCTGTTAATATCAGAGAACAACTTGAACAGTTTCGGTGGCATGAATACACGGAGCAGGCAGGGATCACGGTCATAGCCAAACATTCTTGCATGTTGCCACATAGTATCAGCTTGCGGACTTTTTGCAACACGGCAATAGTAAATTGTTTGGAGCTGCGGGAAAGTCACTCCACGGCCTAAACTGTTGCCTCCAACAATAACATTGATGCCTTTTTCATACTGCGTATTTTCATCATAAGATACGATAGAGTTCAGCATTAGAATACCGATTTTATCCTCCTGAAGCTGCTCTGCTATAAAGCCATAAATCTGCTCAAACGGCAGAATGTCCGTTTTTGTTTCTCTCAATGACTCATAGGCGCGTTCAAATGCTTCTCTCGTTTCCGCCTCGTTATGGGAATGAGAAATTTCATTCAAATAGTTCCCGATTTTATTTGCAAAACAGGAATGCTGGCTGGTTTTCATGCTCGGATGAATTAGAAAATTACAGACCGTTCCACCGTTCAGCATAATATGACCGGAGGAAATCAAATGCATGATCAACGCAGTTTTTAGTCCATTTTCTGGAAATTCATCGTCATTCAAAAGTTCTTCGGCTTCATCATTGTCTGTAAGAATAACCTGTTTCGGTGGTTCCGGTGGAAAAAAGAAATCCCCTCCCATATAACCCTTGCCCGGCCTAAAATAATAGATAAAATAGGGTTTCCAACCGCTTTTGGCTGTTTGCAGAAGAATAGACTGCGGTGTACCGGTTACTTGCATATAAATACTACTGGAAGTTGTTTTCTTGATGGCTTCCAAATTTTTGTTGATGGTACTTTGCTTATTTCTATTCACCTGAGTGTTCAGACTGGCAGCATCGGCCTCATCATCTACAATGAACAGCGGATTACCGGCGCAGAAATTGGTTGAAGAGAAATTGTTTTTCCACTGCTTCAGCACAGAAGTATTCTTTTTCAAAACAATTACTGCGGGTTTGTGCAGATTGTTCTGAACAAATTTTAGGTAATCATTTTCATCGCAAACGCAGAAATCACAAAGATCCCGTTGCGCTCTTTGATAGGTCTGCTGTTGTAGCAGAATATTGTCTGTTGTCAGCAGAACAAAATTCATAAAACTTTCATCAGCAGCAGCACACATAAGTCCAAACATATGGCTCGTTTTACCGCTTTGAACATCACCCACTAACAGGCTTACAACATGATCAGTAAAAGAAAAATTGGAAATGTACTGCGGAACTATATCCTCAACTGTTTTATGGATTGCATCTGCAAGAGCAGGGTTTCCTTTGCCACGGATTCTATCTAAATAAGATTGCAAGTAACTCATTGTCCCACCCCAAAATCAAGAAACCAGATTCCCGGTATGGTTGTCTTTGTAAGTGCAAATGAATTGCGCCCATAACGCCTCAGCGTATCTGCGGTAACCGGATTACCGACGGCCAGTACACCTGCGTTTTCCAAGCGCCCTTTCAGCCATTTCCCAAGAATTTTCAAATCGCCTTCTGAACGGAAATTTTTGCTGTAATCACCGCTGACCTTACACTTAAATGACCATCCATCATCGGTAATAACTGTGAAAACTGCATTATCGGTTTGGCTTTGCGGATATCCAGGCTGACTTGTCACATTTTTGGGTACAATCAGCTCAACTTCGTACCAATGTCGTGGTTTGACAAGACCGTTTTTGGATTCTCTGCCTTTTCCAAAAAATGCATTCAAGTTGCTTTGCGGAGACACTTCATATGGTTTAATGGGTATTTCAAAAGAAATGTCTGTTTTCGCATTTATTGCTTTTGCAAGATTCTGAGGAGCCACTTTCTCAACAAATTCGTGTCCATCCAGCAGTGCATTTTCATTATTGAATGTGTCAATTTCCAACTCGGCAATGTTTCTTGTAGAGGTTTGCATAAGCTGACGGATGAACGCGTTTATCTGTTTAGCAGATACCTCATCGTTCAATAAAACAGAACTCTCATACATACGAACGCCGCCATCTACAATGCTGCTTAGGTTGTTCGATCCTACAATTCCTGCAAACGGACCAGTAGCATTGCTATAAGAATACAGTTTTCCGTGATAGCGGAAAGCATTGACAAGCCGGACGCCACCCATCTGATTACCCGCCAAGAAATCATTTAGGTGCATTGCCGCATCGTACTGTACTTTGGTAAAATAGTCAAAATAATGCATCCCGATAATGAGGTTCAATGTGCGAATATTGCTGTTCAATTCGATAGTTTTTTGCAACTCAATCAATGAATCGGCAGACACATAACCTACGGCAATATCTAATTTTGAAGTTTTCGGGAGCAGGCTGTAGAACGCCTCCGCGAATGTTTTGTTTCCAGTCTTCATCGGAGGATAGTTGGAAAACAAAAAATCCATACTCTGTCCCCCTTAGTTCATTTGTAATGTTACATACTCAAGTCTTTGCTTAACCGTCATGGCTTTCATCTTCTCGTATTCCGGCAGCAAATCGACAGGGGTATATTCTCCTGTAAACAAGGGAAGTAAGCGCTTAGCAACAGCCCGCACACCCACAGGAGGAACAGCGTTGCCGATTTGTCTGCGTACTTCCGTGACACTGCCTTCAAAAATAAAATCGTCAGGGAAAGACTGCAGCCGTGCACGCTCTCTGTTAGTCAGAGGACGAGGTTCAGGATAGTGATATCCCCATGTCCCGCCGCCGCCAGCAGCAATAATTGTCTTAGCTGGCTCATCTCTCTTGATTCTGCGGTAAACATGGCTAATCATGCCCTTAACATACAGTGGATTATCCTTTGGAATATCCGTGAAGTTGCCGCCCTCGGGAATTAGTTCAAGAACCTTCCGTGTCTTTTCCTTGATGTTGATATGCTCGTTATTAGTAGGAACCTTTTCAACACCCTCCAGCGCTTCGCCTGCTGTCACATAAGGAAGTGTACCGTTCGGGCCATGAGAAGGCTTGGGATGAACAAAGTCAAATCCCGTATCAATTCTGACACCGACAAAGAGGACACGCTCTCTGAACTGTGGTACGCCGTATTCCGCAAAGTTATACAGATGGGGCTTTACCACATAGCCGGGAGCGATGCTTTCGAAGTCTTTGATAATGGTGTCAATGGCCCTCCCGTTATTGGCCGTAATTAGCCCCTTAACATTCTCAGCAACAAACGCTTTCGGTTTCTTTGCATCAACAAATTCTGCAAAATGTCTGAACAGACCGCCACGGGTGCCGTTCAGACCGGGCTGTTTCCAGATAATAGAGAAGTCCTGACACGGAAAACCACCCAGAACAATGTCACATTCCGGGATGGTGGTGTCGGTGTAAGGATCTATCTTGGTAATATCCTTATAGTGAATAACATCGCCGAAATTGGCGGCAAAGGATTTGCACGCCCATTCTGCAAAATCGTTAGCCCATATTGTTTCATATCCTTCCATGTGAAAGCCATAGTCAAGGCCTCCACAGCCGGAAAAGATAGAAACAATTCTCGGCTTTCTTAAAGTCTCATTGGTATTTCCCACTTTTAGTACCCTCCATTAGAATCCTTTACATGAAGGTGTACTTTTTTGTAGGAGATTTAGATAACTTGTAGTTGTTTGCCGAATAGCGAAAAAGGAATTTTACTGATAGACTTTTTCTGTTAAAAGAGGTATAATAAAAATATTATGGAAAGGTGTATCTATTTACAGGAAAGTACACATTCCTGTAAAAACACCCCCTTTACAACAACTTGGCTTTTTCGTAAATCTCTGCCCGGTAACGAAAGGTAGCAAGGGGCATCCCACATTCCTTTGCTGCTGCCGTCCCGGTGATTTCCCCCATTTTCCAACGCTGGTAAACGGAGTGGAAATTCTCGGGCAACGGTTTGGGCGGCCGCCCAAACCGAATGCCCTTGGCTTTGGCCGCAGCAATACCCTCAGCCTGCCGCTGCCGGATGTTGGTGCGCTCGTTCTCTGCCACAAAAGACAGTACTTGCAGCACAATGTCACTGAGGAAGGTTCCCAGCAAATCCTTGCCTCTCCGTGTATCCAGAAGCGGCATATCCAGAACCACAATGTCAATGCCTTTTTCCTTTGTGAGAAAGCGCCATTGCTCCAATATTTCGGCGTAATTGCGTCCCAGACGGTCGATGCTCTTGATATAGAGCAGATCGTCTTTTTTCATTTTTCGCAGCAGCTTCTTATACTGCGGACGCTCGAAATCCTTGCCGGATTGCTTGTCGATATAAACATTTCTCTCAGGTACGCCCACTTCCCGGAGGGCAATGACTTGGCGATCTTCATTTTGCTCTCTGGTGGAAACACGGATGTACCCATAAATTTTCTGCTCGATCTTATTTCCTCCGTTTCTGCCACACAATGTCATACCCCAGCACATCTGCCAGCTCCACCGCTTCGCCATAGCGTAAAGAACCGCGCTTTAATTTCCCGGACAGGTTGGGGACGCTGCTGCTCCATCCGTATTCGTCAGCCAAAACCTCCACTACCTCGCTCATGGTCATGCCAGCCCTGACAATGTAGGCTTTGATCTCGTTCCTGTAATTCTCATGATCGCTCATAAAAAGTCCTCCTGTTTTGTTTGCTCTGCGGCGAACAAAATCTATTCCGTGATAAACTCCATTTGCTGCAAAGCTTTGTTTTGCTAAAACTCAATTTCAAACTGGAATTTTTGCTTGTGATGCCCTGTTCACAGCCCCCGCTTTTCCATTTTGCTGGTTTGTGCGAAATCAAGCCAAACAGCGAATATCCACACGGAACGATGTACTGTGTATGCTGTACGGTGCAACGCTTTTTGGTGTGGGTAGCAATACTAAAATTGCAGTTTGTTCGCTGATTTCACATGGATTGATTTTTGCCTGCGTTTTTAAGCGCCGTTTTTCCCGAATGCCGTTCCTGCCCGGGAATCTCACCCCAGCGTTTTGTTCTCTTTGGTACGCTCATGTCGTGGCGATACTTCGCCGGAGAACATATCCCATTCGGACGGTCATGTACTTTTCAAGCTACGGGGTCTTGCGACAAGTACATTTTAGCGAAAAAACATGACTATTCCCGTATATCCAAAAGGATGGAAAAGGCTCTGAAAAAGCAGCAATTTCCACGCTTATGGACAAGCTGTGTTATAATAAAAGAAATAGAGCGGTGGGGAGGCTTGGCATGAATACGACCTTAACTATTCAAGAAAAATTGAAGGATTTGCGGGTGGAGCACGGACTTACCTTGGAACAGCTGGCCGACCAGACCGGGCTTTCCAAATCTGCGCTCGGCAAATACGAGAATGATGATTATAAGGACATAAGCCCTTTTGCCATCGTCACACTGGCAAAGTTTTATCATGTGACTACGGATTATCTGTTAGGGGTGTCAGAACAAAAAAATCACTCAGACACAGAGCTGAGTGCCCTGCACCTGAGTGATGATGCGATTGATGTTCTGAAAGCCGGGAAATTCAACCCCCGGCTGCTGTCGGAAATTATCAGTCACCATGATTTTCAGAAAATGATGCTGGATGCGGAGATTTATGTAGATCGGATCGCTGATATGCGGATTAGCGATATGAACGCTGTACTGCAAGCCGTTCGTCAAATGGTACTGATGCAGCAGGGAGAAACGGAAAATGATCTGTATCTGCGGACACTGGAACTTGCACAAATACAAGAGGACGAGTATTTTTGCCATGTTATTTCTGACGATTTGAAACTGATCCTTCGGGATATTCGGGAAGCCCATCAAAATGATGCAACCACTGCGGACAGCCATTCTCCGGCGCTGGATGTGCAAAAGAGTTTGCAGGAAGCCACGAACTACAAAGGCAGCAATGCGGAAAAGCAGGCCCGCATTTTCCTCGCAACCTTTGGTATTGACTATGATGCGATCACGATGGAGCAGTTTGTAAATCTAATAGAGGTTTTGAAACTGTCCAAACACCTGAAACCCTCTATTAACCAACGAGGGAAAACCAATATGACCCACGGAAAAGGGAAAAGAAAACGCAAATAAGCAAAAAAATATGCTGGACACGGTTAAAATCAACCATGTCCAGCATATTTCATTTACCCAATCCCGTCTGACAGATGCCGTAAGTGTAATTTTGAGTGAATTACTTTCTTACGAGCACCCGTCTAAAATGCCGGGGCTTTTGCAGATACAGCTATCGAAAACAGGAAGGAGGAAAATCCCGATGAAGAAGTTCTGGAATTGGAAGAACCAGACGGAAACAGCGGAACGGACGCTGTTTCTGAACGGGACCATCGCCGAGGAAAGTTGGTTTGACGATGACGTCACCCCGCAGCTTTTCAAGGACGAGTTGATGGCGGGCTCCGGCGACATCACTGTCTGGATCAACAGTCCCGGCGGCGACTGCGTGGCGGCTGCTCAAATCTACAATATGCTCATGGACTACAAGGGCAACGTGACCGTGAAGATTGACGGCATTGCCGCATCCGCAGCGTCCGTCATCGCTATGGCTGGTACAAAAGTACTGGTATCTCCCGTGTCCATGCTCATGATCCACAACCCCATGACGGCGGCATTCGGCAATTCGGATGAGATGCAGAAAGCCATCGAGATGCTCGGCAGCGTGAAGGATTCCATCATCAACGCCTACGAGATCAAGACAGGGCTGTCCCGCGCCAAGCTCAGCCACCTCATGGATGCCGAAACCTGGATGGACGCAAACAAGGCGGTAGAACTGGGCTTTGCGGACGAAATCATGCAGAGAGGCACGGAGTCCGAAGATGCGCCTGTGCCCACCGTTTCCATGCTGTATTCCAAGGCGAATGTGGTGAATTCTCTCATGGAGAAGATTGCCGCAAAGTGCGCCATCACTCCGAAACCCACCCGTACACAAAAAGCCGATGAGCTTATGGATCGGCTCAATCTCATTAAAAACTGGAGGTAATTCAATATGACTATCAACGAACTGCGTGAAAAGCGCAACCAGGCTTGGAACGCTGCAAAGGCATTTGTGGAAACCAAGCGTGACAAGGACGGTCTGCTTTCCGATGCGGATGCCAAGACCTATGCCGAAATGGAAAAGAAAGTGCAGGACTACGGCGCTGAAATTGAGCGCATGGAGGCAATGGCTGCGATGGAAGCACAGCTTTCCAAGCCTACTTCTGCGCCCATCACCGAAAAGCCCCTGAACGGAAAGAGCGCCGAGGATAAGAAGCCTAAGAGTTTCCGGGCCACCGATGCCTATCGCAGCGGTATGCTCAACGCTCTGCGTACCAACTTCCGTCAGATCAGCAATGTGCTACAGGAGGGCATCGATGCCAATGGCGGCTATCTGGTGCCGGATGAGTATGACAGCCGTCTCATTCAGGTGTTGAACGAGGAAAACGTTATGCGTTCTCTCGGCACCGCCATCACCACCAGCGGCGAGCACAAAATCAACATCGCAGCCACCAAGCCTGCGGCTGCGTGGATCGAGGAGGGCGGCGCACTGACTTTCGGTGACGCTACCTTCGACCAGATCATTCTGGATGCCCACAAGCTCCATGTTGCTGTCAAGGTGACCGAGGAGCTGCTCTACGATAACGCATTCAATCTGGAAAACTACATTCTGGAGCAGTTCGGTAAGGCTCTGGCCAATGCCGAGGAGGATGCGTTCATTAACGGCAACGGCAACGGTCAGCCCCTGGGTATCCTCGCCGAAACCGGCGGCGCACAGGTCGGTGTGACTACGAAGTCCTCCGGCAAGGTAACTGCCGACGAGATCATCGACCTGGTGTATTCCCTCAAGCGACCCTATCGCAAGAACGCTGTGTTCCTCGCCAACGACGCCTGCGTTGCAGAACTCCGCAAACTGAAGGACAGCACGGGCCAGTATCTGTGGCAGCCCTCTCTGCAGGCGGGTGAGCCTGACCGTGTGCTGGGCTACAAGGTCTACACCTCTGCGTATTTCCCGCTTCCCGCTCCCGGCAAGGCCGCAGTCGCATTCGGCGATTTCAGCTACTACAACATCGGTGACCGTGGCTCCCGTTCCATTGCGGAGCTGAAGGAGCTGTTTGCCGGAAACGGCATGGTGGGCTTTGTTGCCAAGGAGCGTGTGGACGGCAAGCTGGTGCTGTCCGAGGCGGTCAAGCTGCTCAAGATGGCATCCGCCTGATGAAGGGAGGCGGCGGTGATGGACGAACTGCTCACCAAGGTGAAAGCCAATCTCATTCTGGAACACACGGCGGATGATGCATTGCTGAAAAGCTACATCACCGCCGCTGTTTCTTACGCCGAAAGCTACCAGCATATCCCGGAGGGGTTCTACAAAGAGAACCCCATGCCGCCCACTACGGAGCAGGCCGTCATCATGCTGTCCTCCCACTTCTATGAATCAAGGGACGGCAGCACGGGCGGCTTTTTCGCAGATAACACCAATGCTGCCCAGCAGGTATGGAACACGGTCAATCTGCTGCTCCGACTCGACCGAGATTGGAAGGTGTGAGCATGAGCTTCGGTAAAATGAACGGCTTTGCCGACATCGTGAAAACAAAACAAACAAAGGACAGCGAGGGCTTTACCCATTCTGAGGATGAAGTCCTCGCTTCCGTCCGTGTCTACCGGGAAGGCCGGCACGGCTCACAGCGTTGGGCAAACCTCGCCGCATTCAGCGAAGCCACTGACCTGTTCCGTTTTCGTTGCATTCCCGGTCTGACGGTCACTGCCGACCATTTTCTTATTACGGAGGACGGACGGTACGACATCGTTTCCGTGGAGAATGTAAAAGGCCGTGGAATGTATATCGAGATTTTAGCAAAAAGGAGTGAATCGACCATTGGCAAAGTGTGAAATGAAACTGCCGGAGGAATTCCTCCTGAAAATCTCCCGCTTGGGCAGCGATTTTGACAGCGTTGCGGACTCCGTTTTGCAAGCCGGTGGCGAGGTGGTTCTCTCCAAGGTGCGCAGCAACCTCTCCTCCGTTGTGGGCAGGGGTACGAAATACGACTCCCGTTCCACCGGCGAATTAGAAGGTGCGCTGGGCCTTTCTCCGTCCAAGCTGAACCGAAACGGCAACCACGATGTCAAGGTCGGTTTTGCTGAACCTCGCTCGGATGGCGGCAGCAACGCCAAACTGGCGAACATTCTGGAATACGGCAAGCACGGTCAGCCTGCAAAACCATTTCTGAAGCCCGCAAAAACGGCATCCAAACAGGAATGCATCGATGCCATGACGCAAAGACTCGAAGAGGAGGTCAAAACCCGATGAATCTTTTATCCGAACTGAACACGCTGCTATCCGGCTGCGGTATCCCCGTGGAAACAGGCGTGTTCTCCGATAAAGCGCCGGACACCTATCTGGTGCTCACCCCGATGTCCGACGGGTTCGAGCTTCACGCTAACAACGCTCCCGGCTGCGAAACCCAGGAGGTTCGGCTGTCGCTCTTCACAAAGGGCAGCTACACCAAGCTGAAAAATGCACTCGTTCGTACCCTTCTTGGTGCGGATTTCTATATTACCGACCGCCGGTACATCGGTTTTGAAACCGACACCGGCTATCACCACTACGCCATTGATGTGGCACAAATCTATGAATTGGAGGTTTAAGACATGGCAACCATCGGTCTTGACAAACTCTATTACGCCAAAATCACCGAGGACGCAAGCGGCGAGGAAACCTACGCTTCTCCGGTGCAGCTGGCAAAGGCCATGACCGCA